ATGGGGTTCTGAAGAGATTATCATACCCTATATATCACCCCTTGATGGTAGGGTGCATAGGTACTTCCCAGATTTTTATATCAAAGTAAAACAGGCAGACGGTTCAATCAAAAAGATGTTGATTGAGGTCAAACCCAAAGCACAATGCGGCCCACCCCCTATACCCAAACGTAAAACCAAACGATTTATTAATGAAGTCCGTACATGGGGTGTTAATAAAGCAAAGTGGGATGCAGCGATTGAATGGTGTAATGATAGAGGTATTGAATTTAAGATTCTTACTGAAGACCATGTGGGATAACGTATAAATAGATGTATGACGTATTTTGATGAACTATTAGAAAAGACTGGTGGTAATGAACGCTCCGTTGCATGGTTTAGAAAACAAATCAGAGAGATGGGTGTTCCACCAACACAGCAACTTATTAGAGAGGGGTTGATTAGTCAGCGTCCTCAATATGGTCGTATGAACTTTTTCTTCTATGATGCAAAAGGTAAAAATGAATTACCTTATTACGATAGATTTCCTCTTGTACTACCAATTGGTGTTGCAGAATCGACAGGGTTTGTTGGATTGAATTTTCACTACTTGTCTATTCCTATGAGATTGAAACTATTGAATGTGATTGCTGAATATGCAACAGATGATAGGATGGACGAAAATACAAGAATTAGACTAACATGGAATCGTATCAAACGTAATCCTCTAGTTAAACCAACAGTGAAAAGGTATCTTGCAAGTCATGTACAATCTAGATTTCGTGCGATTACAGCAGAAGAAATGATGGCGGCAGTACTATTACCAGTGCAGAGATTTGTTCCTAAAGGAATTGAAAATAAAGTCTATGCAGATTCTCGTAAAATGTCAACACAACCAAGGAGAGGGTAATGCCCCAGTTTAGTGTACAAGACCTTGCCGCAAGTATTAACCAATCTGGTGTTGCAAGACAAAATAAATTTGAGGCAGAAGTATTCTTTCCTCCTTCTATCAATGTAAATGCAAGACAACTTTCATTACGAATGAAAAGTTTGACTATGCCTGGCAGAACAATTACAACCCTCACAAATGATACTATATACGGCCCAACACATGAACTTGCTCAGGGGTTAACATATGATGATATCATTAATGTAACATTCATTCTATCTAGTGATTTGCGTGAGAAGACATACTTCGATACATGGCAAGAGTTTATATACGATACAAATACATATGGATTGAACTTCTATGATGAATATGTATCCAGTATGAATATATACCAACTGGACAACACTGGTGAAAGAATGTATGGCATTACGCTAAAAGAAACCTTTCCTAAAGTTGTATCTCCGTTAGAATATAGTTATGAGAACAACAGTGCAATACATGACTTGACTATTGGATTTGCATTTAAGGAATGGGTTGGAATAGATAGTCCTAAGCCACCTTCTGTTGCACCTGAAACACAAGTAACATTAGGACACCCAGACGGACTATAAGGTCTGATATAAATAAAACATATTATGGAGAACAATAAATTATGTCTTTACCATTACTAAAAACGCCGAAACATGAATTGACACTACCGTCAACAGGCGAAAAACTACAATACCGTCCATTCCTTGTGGGCGAAGAAAAAGGTCTTCTACTTGCACTTGAGAGTGGAGAAGATAAACAGATAAGTGAATCTGTCATGCAAACAGTCAGACAATGTACCTTTGGTAAGTTGGATGTGACTAAAGCACCTATGTTTGATATTGAGTATGTATTTCTCAAAATCAGAATGAAGGCGGCAGGTTCTAAGATAGAAGTTAAACTGTTATGTCCAGATGACAAAGAAACATATGCTGAGGCAGAAATTGATTTAGAAGAAGTAGAAGTATTTTTTCCAGAAGGACACGAAAATAACATTAAACTAACAGATGATGTGGGATTGGTATTAGACTATCCTACTATTGAAATGACAGGTGACTTATTGGGTGTTGGTGCTGATACTGCATGGACAATCATTAAGAGATGTATCAGACAAATTTATGATGCAGAGAATGTACATAATCGTGCAGATATGGATGAGAATGAACTGGAAGAATTTGTATCAACTCTTGATGCAAAGATGTTTGCCAAGATTGAAAACTTCTTCAATACAGTTCCACGTTTGAAACATACAGTAAAAGTTACAAACCCTGTAACCAAGGTAGAGAGTGATGTTGTCGTTGAGGGACTACAATCTTTTTTCGGATAGCCCTTTCACATGATAACTTAATGAATTATATGAGGGTGAATTTTGCATTGATGCAACACCACAAATATTCATTAACAGAACTAGAAGAAATGTTGCCGTGGGAAAGGGATGTCTACTTAAATATGTTACTACAACATATTGAAGATGAGAATATGAGGATGAGACATAGTAAAAACCAATAGAGAGGGAATACCATGGCAGAAAAGAAGACAGTTACCGTTGATGAGGCGGTTGCAAAAAAAGATACAAATGGTGATGGACATATCTCAATTGAAGAGATGGAGATGGATTTGGAATTTAAGAGGAAAGCACTTGAAGATGCAGATGCCCGTAGGGATGCAATGCGTCAGATGGCATGGTTTGCCCTCTGGGGTATGTTACTGTATCCATTTGCAGTAGTTATTGCAAACTGGATTGGACTAGACCAAGCATCAAAGATTTTGGGTGACATGGCGGCAACATATTTTGTTTCAGTTGCGGCAATCGTTGCTGCATTCTTTGCTGGTAACGCATATTCAGATAAAAAGAAATAGGTAATAGTCAATGGCAACTCTACAACAAACAACTGCAAAGTTAGCACAAGAAACTGAAGTTAGTAATCTAGAATCTAGAAAACTCAATAAAGAGAATATTAGTCTAAGAACTAATATTGCTGGGTTGAAGGGTTCTGTTGACAAATATACCACGCAAACAAAAAGAGTACAATTCTTAGAAAGTCTTACTGATAGTGCCAATACTGGACTTGCAGATACTTTCCAAGAAACTCTCATGGGCCCACTGACTAACCTTGCAGACGCAATTCCTGGCAAGGCATTTTTACTACCATTCCTCAAACTCGCTGCACAGAAAACTCCACTCAAAGGACTTATTGAGGGTCGTGCTGCTGCAGCAAGAGATAAGATGCAAGACGCAAAAGCAAGAGATACTATTGCTGGTTCAGGTATGGAATTTAATTCCAAAGAAGAAGAAGAGGCAATGGTGCAAAAGTTGAAACTTGCACAGTCAGAAGCAGAACAAAAACAATTACAAGAAGACAAGATGAAATCTATCACTGACCTTCTTGGTGTACAACAAGACAAGTTTGAGTCTATTGTCGGTAAAACTGAAGAAGCAGAAGAAAAGATATCCAAGTCTGGAAAATCAGGTGCCGCTGCAGTTGGTGGTGGTGGTGATGATGGTGGCGCACTTGCAGTAGAACAACAAAGAGATGAATCAAGAGCATCAGAACGTAGACACAACGAACTTATTCAAGCAATCAAAGGTGATGGTGGTGGTAGTGAACCTACTATAAAAGATAGTGATGGTTCACTTGGTGGAGTTGGTGGTGTTATCAAATCCATTGGTAAAGGATTTAAGTATCTAGGGAATAATCTAAAAGCAATCGCAAAAGGTGCTATCGCAATGGCACTTATGGGTGCATCCCTAATACCATTTGCCCTCGCAGCAGTTAAATTTAATGATGTTGAATGGGAATCTCTTGCAAAGGCAGGAGTTGCACTAGTTGGTCTTGCCGCAGTTGGGTTCTTAATAGGTAAAGCATCAGGGTCAATGATACTTGGTGCAATTGGAGTTGGAATACTTGGTGGTGCATTATTTGTTGCTGGTAAGGGATTTGAAATATTCCAAAATCTTGATTGGGAAACTATAGGAAAAGGATTTGTTGCAATTGCTGGACTTGCTGCAATTGGTGCTGTAGTAGGTCTTGCTGCACCTCTAATTCTTGCTGGTTCAGTCGCAGTTGGTGCTATGGGTATTGCACTAATACCATTTGCATATGCTGCTCAATTAGCAGCGCCCGCTTTAACAGAAATCGTAGACGCATTTAAGTTATTTGAAGATGTTGACACAACAACTATGTTGGCACTCCCTGCTGCGCTTGCGGCAGTCGGTGCAGCCTTGGTTGCAATGTCTGCTGGTAACTTTGTATCTGGTATTATGGATGGTATCGGTAAGTTGTTTGGAAACGAATCTCCTATTGACAAGATTGTAAGACTTGCAGACGCTGCTCCTAATATATTAGACTTGGGTGTTGCAATGCGTGGGTTTGGTGATGATGTTGATAAGATGATGTCTGGACTAGACCGAATGGATGTAGATAAGATTGATACATTCTCTGAAGGAATTGAGAAGTTTGTTGATTCCATGCCTGGGGTTATTGGTACTGCAAAGATTGCTGCATTCGCAGTCGCTTTTGCATCTATCGCTGCATCGGCAGGAGTTGCTCCGGCAGTTGCAAAGGGTATAGAACAAGCAACTGGTGAAGTGATTGAAGTTACAGAATCACCTAAAGCATATGTTGCAAAGAAACAGAAAGAGGCATCACTATCAACTCAAGACCAAGATGTTCCTATGATGGAAGATTCTGAAGGTGGTGAAACTGTTGTTACTACACAAGATTCTAAAGATGTACCAGAAGGAATGGTAGAAGTAAAATATAAAGGTAAAATGCATACTGTCAAAAGAGAGGATGCAGAGAAAATAGTAGGTCAAGTAAACGAAATTGACGAAAAACGAGCTGCAATTAGAAATAAACGAAACGAAATCAGACAAGAGTACAAAGACACTTCTCCTATGTATAGGATGAAAAGAAGAAACTTGAAACGACAAGATGCAAGATTAGCTCGTCAAGAAGACGCTTTGGAAGGACAACGTGAAGAAATTATAGGTCAGACAGTAGAAGGTTCTGATTATAAACCTAAGAAGTCTCTGACACAAGCACAGGCAGATGCAATAACACAGATGGGGGGTAAAGTACCTAGTGCGTCTAGTGAAAATGCAGAAATGAAAGATGGTTCTGATGCAAAGAATGTTGTTGTTGCACCAACCACTGTCAATAATAATCAATCTACTGGTGGGGGTGGTGGTAGTAAAATTATGCCTGTACCTGTTGGTAATCCAGACACAAAAACTATGGCAATGGTTGCCAACTCATTCTAGTGGTCGTAAATATTAGGCCCGTCTTTAACATAGACTGGTTTGCAATATGCAGTAACCCTATCCTTGGGGTCTACATAACTGTTATATGAATAGTTACCATACTGTCTGGGTATTGCTTTCGCATAATACTGACACACATCAATACTTCTGAAGTACATAGGGTTGGGTTGTTGTTTTCTAAACTCACCTGTTCCCATAACAACTACTAACATAAATGCGTGTATCATCTATTCTTAGCATGACGAATTCTTAACTTCATCAAATCCACATTTGCTTCTGCTTCTGTTCTGGGATGTTCTGGAATATTATCTAGATTATAGTCAATATGAACTACATATGCCAGTAAGGCACTTATGATAATAAAGAACAGAATAAAAACAATCCAACCCATTACCACTTACCTTGTGCTGACCCAATAAAATAGATAATAGCACTTACAAACACTATACCAATAGCAACTACAATAGTAAGAGTGATTGTCTCTAACAAGTCTTTTCTTAGTTCTGCTTGTTTGTAAACTTCTTTCTCACGTTTCGCACGAATAGAACGCCTCATCTCAGTGAGTTCATCCCAAGTTCCAAAACCATATCTAAAATTCAATATAGTCTGTAACTCTTTTTCTTGTTCGATGATTTTCTTTTCGTGTAGTAAGAGTTGTAGTGCTTCTTCTTCTACAGAACCAGCATTGAAAAGTTTTTTGAAGAGAGGTGGTTTCTTATTCATCTGATGACCCTTACGGAAATCAGATACAGCAGTATACCACTTACCCATTTGTCCTACAGTATTTTCAAAATCCTGTCCTGCGGCAACAAACTTCTGAACTGTTTTGAATGCCGAGGTCGCTGCCGCTATGGCGGTAAATGGGTCTATCAATAAACCTCTCCCTCAAATCTCTCTACTCCTATTTATA